TTTGTAAAGACCCAATTGCACTTACATTAAATTTATAACTTGTATTTGATGATAATCCAGTAAAAGTTCCAGAAGTTGTATTATTTTCAGTATTGGCAACTAAAGTTTGATATGTTAAATAATTAGGCCCTACCTGATATTCAATTTTGTATCCAACTATTGTTGTTCCATTATTTGGTTGTGCCCAAGATAAGTTTACAGCGCCATTATTGTATGGCCTATTGGTTCCAACATCTGTAGCAGTTACATTAGTTGGTATGGCGGGTGTTGCTTGTGCAGTTGTAAAAGATTGTTGATCTGTTTCTATTGTTCTTAGTGCAACTGTTGAATTTGATGCCCAGCCGTCTTGCATGGTTGCTTTTATAACTATGGTGTATTGTGTATTAGGGCTTAAGTTTGCACTTGTAAAAGTAACGGTTGTATTGGGTGAACTTGTTCCTGTTCCAGGAAATATCGTTGTACTATAAAGAGGACTTGCAGATGTATTATTGTATGGATATACTAAAAACTGTTGCTCGGATATATCTTGTGCCTGTATAGTAGAATTACCGCTATAAGACCAATAAAATGTTCCACCATTTGTTTGTGGATCACCAACATAAGAACCTATTGTTGCCTGATTAAAAACAACATTAGCATACATTCTTGGTAAGACGACTTCTGTAGAGTATTCACCTGTACGATCAAGATTATTAGTTGCTTCTATATACCCTCTAAAATAATAGCCATCTCTAACATCGGCCTTTGTTATTGTATATCTGTTTGTAGAACTTAATGGAACTTCATCTGCATAGTTAGAATCTGAATATGATGGGTATGTTCTGGTTACTGACGATGATGAATTAACATTTGTAACACCAGAGCTAAAGCCAGCGCTTTGAGACTTCTGTATCCTCATAAAAAACGATATTGGTTCTTCATTCCAGTTTCCTCTTATTAAAAATATTTTATCTCCATCATATGCTGCTGGAGATGTTAAATTAGAACTTGTAGCAGAAAAAATTTCTGAAGATGCTGTTTCATAACCCCCACCATCTCTAAAATACAACAATGGTCTGGTTGCTGTTTTTACACTTGGAGTTAATAAAGATGCAAATATTCTTTTAAATATTCCAGAATCATTTAGTCTATATGCGTTAGATATTTTTTTTAAAACACCGTTACTGTTAAGACGATATAAACCAGTTATCTTTTTTAAAACCCCACTATTATTTAATCTATATATTGGCACTCTCTAAGCCTCCTGAATAAAGACTATATCTCCAGCTTTAATATCTCTTTCAGTTTCTCCACCCTGTCCATCTCCAGTTAAATATTTTCCTTGAACGCCATCAAAATTTGTAACAGTTCCAGGACCATTGTTACCAGTATACCGACTTTGATATATAAATCTGCGACCCTTTACAAGTTTCTTTGATACATCATCAATTGTTATTGTTGGATCTCCCGCCCATCCATTAAAATCTGCAGATGGCATATTATTAAATGTTATGTCTTTATTACCATTGCCTAAATCAAAAGCTACAGATGTAGTAGTACCAGACAATATGTTGTCTGCAAAACTAAAATTACCAGTCGAAGTCATTGTTGTTGCAGTAATGTTTCCACTAATTACTGCTCCTTGTGCATTTAAAATACCGCTTCTAGTTATGTAAAAATTAGGAGTTGATCCATCTACTCCAGCCTCAAATATATTTGTAGTGCCACTACCAGAGCCAGTTAAGTCTGTTCCAAATCTTACACGGTAGTTACTTGAAACATCAATAACACCTGTAATAGATATTCTCTTATCATCTGAATCAAGAATAAACTGTTCTGATCTATCTCTTATAGATGTGCTATTTACTACCCATCCACCTATTAATGCTGCTTTTGTAAAAAATGTAATTGCTGTAGGCAATGCTCCAACTGCTGGATTATCTCCAATAGGAATATTTCCAGAACTTATTGGAGTATTAACAATTGCTGTCAATGTAGCATTGCTTGTTCCAATAGAAGCCAAACCTTTATCGTTAATAATAACGCTTGTATCGGTTGGACTTGTTCCAGTATAAAATGATCCAGATTCTACCTGAAAAGTTCCTATAATTTTTCCAGAGGTAGCAGTTATAGCGCCATTAATCTGTGCTCCAGTAGCATACATGGTTCCATCAGTTAAAACATGGAACCCAGATGTTAGGTTAGATGATGTTGCACCTATGTCTAATGTTCCTCCAGAAATCTCAACAGATTTTGCCCAAACTTTTCCAGTTCTATCTACTGCAAATTGTGTAGTATCTCCGCCAGAAGATGTGCTGCCAGAATAAAACTTATAAAGTCCAGTTGATGATAGCCCTGCATATTTTGTTGAAACAGGATCAAGTTTTTCTATTTTGCTAGAAGATATTACCCAGTCTGCGATATTTCCAGCATTGGCTGTAATGGCTCCATTAGTTGTGTCTAAAGATACCTGATTACCACCCTTACGAATTAATAATCCATCTTTATTAAATATAAATCCATCACCCGTTAAATTATTTGCACTAGTTGTAACATCTCCATTATATATAGACGCTCCAGATGTAGTGAGAGCTATGTTTCCTGCAAATGATCCACCCTTTGCGGTTATATCTCCATCTACAGTTAGTTTAGTTCCATTCCACTCTAAATAATTAGCAGCTGATCCGCCAACCTTAAACTGTGCAGAGTTTGCAGATGTTAAATACCAATAATTACTATTGCTTAAATATATACCTTGTGCAGATGCATTTTGTGCACCTGTTTTATCTTTAATTCCTGATCCAAATTGAAATCCTGCAGCTCCAGACTCTATATAGTTTGATAAAGCTGGAGTACCTGTTATTGTTACGTCTGCAAAAGACGTATATGCAGAAGAAGTATTGTTGTATTCATCATACGTTGCAACTCCTATTTTATATGTTGCGCCTACAGCCAACCCAACAAGCTTATATGATATTGTTCCTGTAGGAGGATTAGCCTGATCTATTGGAAAATCAACATGTGAATAAACTGGATTAGATGTGTCTGTAGTAAATCTAATTCTATATCCACGCAGAGTTGTGTCAGATACTGCGGTCCAATTTAAATTAATATAGCCATTGAATCCTAAAGTCCCCGATGTGTCTATGCCGTTTGTTGATGCAGCAACAGTGGCAACATTTCCAGGACCAGTTACATCAACTGTTACTGGAGAAAGTGGTACAACAATTTGTTCTGCAGAATAGTTTGACGAATTTCCAAAATCATCAGAATATCTAACAAGAAGATATGTGTTTTGATATAAAGTAGAAGATATGTTGGCTGGACTTCCTCCAGAATATACTATTCCATATCCTGTTACTGATCCAGATACTTGTGAAGTAAAGTTGTTATTTACTGTTATTTGACCTCCAGATACAGCAGTTATATAAGTATTTTCTGGAATGCCAGTACCAATAACTATGTATCCAACAAGTGGCGATACTGAAGCACCTGTATTAGAAACAATACCTGATAATGTAACTGTATTTGTTCCAGATGCTCCGCCAGATGAGCGTGTTCCAGTGAATGAATCGTATGGCGTTACTCCTGACCAACTTGTATATTTTTGATATATCTTTGCATAAACAGCACCTGCTGATAATGTATATGAAACGTTATATCCATTAACAAGAGCGGTAGTTGTAAATGTAGGAGTAATTCCAAGTAAAGGATTTACTCTTGCTGCAACAATAAATGATACTCCATTTGATCTATTGTCTGCTGCGTCCATACTTTTAAAAACTCCAGTATATGAAGAATAGTGTGATCCAAATTGTGCAAACAAATCTGCCTTAGTTATAATATATGTTTGATTTAAGGATGTTCCAGATGGGAATGCATAAAAATATCCTACAAAAGTGTTTGGTGCAGTAAGAGCAACTTGGAATCTAGCACCTGCATCTGATGCTGGCAATGTATAGTTAATAACAATATTGTCTCCAGACCATGCTGCTGATACTGAAACAACTTCTGCTGGTGGAATTAAATCTACAGAAATTGGATTAGTTGGAGTTACTTTTACTGCATTTGAGTATGGCCCATATGTTCCAGCTTTATCAGTAAATCTTGCCTTTACCCAACGAGCCTCTGTAGTTGGAGTTGGAACTACTGCAGGCTTTATAGTATTTAAATATACTTGTTGATATCCAGTAGATGGCGCTGTTCCTGCATTTGATACTATTTCTTCTACAGATATGTACTGATATGTTTGTGCTATTGCGTTCCAATCAACAGAATATCCCATTGGAATACTTGTTACAGTAATTACTGGAGCAGGAAGACTGTTAGAATACGACGGTATAGATGTAATCGTTGTAACTGGTCCATTATTACCAAAACTATCATATGCTGCTATTTTTAATTCTGTAAATGATGTTTGAAAAATACCGTAGTATTGTGTATTAAGTGCATATGTAAATTCTACTCTTTGAGAAGTGCTATCTTTATTTAAGGTAATGCTTTCTATGAGTGGTGTTGTTTCACTGTTACCTGTTAATGTATACCCAAAACTAGATACATATTTATTGTCGGGATCATTAAAATCAAAATCAAAAGATATTACAAGTGCTGGTCCGCCTGAAAGTTCTTCCCATGCTAAAGAAACGTTACTTAGTCCAGATGGGGTTGTAAAATTTTCTCCCTTTGGATCAATAGTCTTATCTTTAAAAGTTTTAGATGAAAATCTAATATTGGATAGTCGTCCAGCCTGACTTAATGTATTTATTCTAGAATCTACAATAACAAGTTCTGCACCAAGTCTTGCAGCTGTAATGTTTGCCTTAAAGCCCTGAACTCGTGGGTCAGCAGCATCTATATAGACAGTTTTTCTTTTACCAACGGTAAACGGTGATCTATATTGAGACTGCACAGGACTACCCTATCTTCTGCCAACTGCAATAAAGTTAAGCTCTACATCTGTAGTAATTAAATCTTTATTAGTTGTTTTAATTCCAGCCCTATATATTCTGGCAGTAAACCCTGTAGTACTGGCATTATGAATAGATGCAACTATATCAAGATTTCCATATATTTCATTATCAATATTATTGTTTGTTATGACAACATTTGGAATTTCAGAAAATGAAATACCTGTATCAAATGTAACATTTTTAGAATAATACGTTCTGCCGCTAGTTGGCACTGTGGCATCATCATCTGGTGTAATAGTTACCTTGCCATAAATAATATTGCTTGTTGCTATGTCAAAGTTAGCCTGAACATTTGGCTGTGTCCAATCTGGTATATAGTTTGCCCCAAATCTATTTACTAGGGCATTTAAATAATCGCTATGTTGATTAACGACGTTAATAATTTGTTGAATTCCCGACAAGTCCATGATTGCTGGGTCTGATATTTTTACGTAAGCCATTTATTCTCCTTTGTATGTAATTATATCATTACGGGGTGCCTAATATGATACCCCGTCGGTTATCATATTTAAAACCAAGTTAGTAGAAAGACCATTATCAAAATTTTGAGATACAGAATGAACTATATACTTTTGACTATTTAGCCCTCCTAGATTATATGAAAGCTGTACTACATCTCCAACCTGTATTAGTGGATTTCCAAACATTTGAATTGATACATCTTTAGAAAATATCTCTATACCCTTGGAAATTATATTGATAAGTTTGTTTGCTGCGTCTTTTGATTGTATCCAGTTTGAGTCTAGCTGAACTACCTCTGATATGTTTGAATAGTCTAATACCTTCTCCAATACCTCTGGATCAGATGGAGCAATGATCTCGTGTGTCCAGATATTAAGAGAAATGTCAAAGGGCATTATTTCGCTTGGATCTTTTTTAAGAAATATCATATGTGATGCATTGTTTGCTATTGCAAATTTTGATCTGAAGCCAGTATTGAGGATGGTTGAATAAGATAGAGAATATTCATCTACCAGTTTCTCCTGTAAATATTGTTGATCAACGACCTCATTGCCTGGAAAATATTTCATTAAATATTCTACTGGAGCAATATCTGCAATTACTGCTGCTGGAGTTGTATACTGAACATCATAGGTATTTATGCCAACTACTTCGGGCTTTGTTTGCATGAGATATGTCTTTGAGTTTGAAAAAATGTTTTGATTTTGTATTAAACCATTCAAGAATTCTCTGTCTTGGAAATAATAGTTAACGCTTCTTTCTTTTAATGTCTTATGTGTTGCATGTATCTCTCTTATGCCGCCAGCATCTGTGCCTGATTGTGAAGGATATGTTATTTCATCAATAGCAACTGGATCAGTAGAAATAAAAGATCCAAAAATAGTTCCCGCATTTAATGTATGCGTAAAGTTCAACTTCTTTGGCAGTGAGGTAATTGTATTTAACTCAATAGGAATCCAATTAGCACCACTCTTAGTCTTCCATCCACCAACCTCAACATTATTTATAAATACTGACATTAAATTTTTAACTGATATGCCTTCTCCATCTGTTCCAGTAGATTCATATAGTGCAACACGCAGATTAAATGAGGCATATCTAAAATCAATAGTTGGAGTATAAACTACCTCTCCACCTACTATGCTTTTTTCTAATACCTTTTCAAAATTATTTATAATATTGTTAATGATAGATGTTACATCAGAATATGAAATAATATCTGCATTAGACCCATTGCATCTATAAAATACCAGCATGTATCTAAATATTGGAGGAGAATTTAATTCTGATCCATCTGCCTTCATTGTATTAAATCTAACCAACTCAACAAAGAGTGCTCCATTAGCATCTGTTTCATCACTATCCATATTAAAGAATAGTCCGCCAGAAACTCTTTGTGTACCATCTTTAAAATTAAACTTAGTTGAATATGTTTTATATGGATTTGTGCCAGAATCAGTAGCTACTGAGCTTCTTTCTGTTGTTGGATAAAAAATAGTTTTTCCAGTATTTTGTGTAGTGGGAGTAAACTGGTTATAAGATGAAGAGCTAAAAGTTCCATTCCCAGTAATTGAATATGAGGAAGAAAGATTCTTACATGTTATATTTTTTGATGCTTGATTCCCACTAGCTAAAACTGTATGGTCTGCAACTTTTGTTCCAAACATTCCTCGTTGAATGTTTGAGATTTTACCTGTTGGAGTTATCGTAGTATTATCTTCAACCTTTGTTGATCCGTCACTAGTTGCTAAACCAACATTATATTTTCTATTAAATCTATTTATTTCTCCGTACAACTCTATATCATTTTTTATAGAGACCAGGGTAGTATTGCTGCTTTCATCTTCTAAGGTATATTCTTTATATAAGAAAGATACAATTTCATTTTCAATAAATGCATATCCGTTACTGTTTAGATTATATGTATGGAATACATCTAATGGATCATTAGGATCTAGCATAAAATAATTTTGACGATTATTCATGCTTTCTGCTAAATAGTTCATGCCAACAGAATCTGAGTTTTGCTGAGACCATAAAATATCATTTGATGTTGTTAAAATAAATGATGGAGAGTTGGCGTCAAGAGAAAGGTTTTGCATTGATAGCGACTGTTTTATCTTTGGAGCTTGATACCTTAAAGATATCTTTCCTGGCTTAGCCTTAGTTGTGACAGAGTATCCATTATCCAATAATGTTGATTCATTAATGGTAAGGTCAGAGGTTGTCTTTGATAAAATTCCTGATAGACTTAGGAACTTCATTACACCATATTCGTCAATATATGCACTTATTTGATATGGCAAAAATATTTGATTTAGTGCGTCTATAATCGTTGAGTCTTGTGAGTTAATATAAAAATATGCTACATCTAGTGGTATATTTTTGCTAGTACAAACGGTATGCAAAGAGTCATAATCATAATCTGTAAAACCAGACAGATCGAGCATATTTGTAATAACTTCTAATACACTTCTTAGGCTTGATACATAGTCTGACACTTGTACTGCCTGTAAATACCGCCCAATATCAAATGCCTGAATTGTTACCTCATTAACATCTGATTCTTCCCAAGTATCTGAATAATATACCCCACCAGGTATCAGGGTATTAGAAGTAACTAAAGCCTTTGTTGTATTATTAAAATAGTTATCTAATAAATAGTTAACATAGATCTTAACATTTTTTCTTAACATATTTTTTAATATTACGCCAGACTTGTTACTCTGGCTTGAAAATATTGCAATTGGAGCTGATATAGTACCAAGTGGAATTCCAGAAAGCACAATGCTTGCATCGTCAGCATTTATCGAAGACACTGGAAGATATGTATCCTGGCCGTCAAAAGATTTATTTACTGAGTAGTTAATAACATAATTACTTAAATTAACTTCAATTCTTGGAGACACCTCAATAATTTGCATTCTAGATGCATCATCTAAAAACTGATCTGATGTATATGAAGATAGTTCTGACCTAACTGAATTAGATATCTGTGTAACAGTTATTTTATTTAGCGTTGTTATTCTATCTATAGATCCAGATGAGGTGAACTCTGGCATATTTGTCCAGCGTGTTCTAGTCCATGCAGTACCGCTCCAATATAGAGTAAGAACTCCAGCGTCCTCAATAACTCCACCCCTCTCCTTACTTATATTAGTAGATAGACTAATAGATGTTGAACCGTCGACGGTAATAAGAGATCCATTAATATAAATATTAATAGTTGGAACAGCCATTAAAGTATTAAACTTTATAACTAGCTTATTAGTATAAATATTAGCCTTATCGTATAAACCAGTAATTGACTTGTTATCCACATCAGAGACAAAGTATTTATAGTTATTGATGTCACTAAGCATACTATTTTTATAAAACGGCACTGGTGGAGAAATATTAAATAATTGTGGGTTATGAATAATAGGAGTTACTGGCATAAATACATCTGAGGCATACCCGTCAAGAATAGAGGTATTAACTTTTCTAAAGTTTGTAGGAAATGAAAACTTAGAACTTCCAGTATTAACATAGGATTCTCCTGGACGGAAGCTAGTGAATACTGAATCCGAAGGCCACATAGAATTATATTGATAATCAAAATAACTTACAGCGTATACTTCTGGGACGGTAAATAAAAAATCAAGCGGTAGATCATCTTCTAAACTTAGCCTATTTAAAACAATGTCATATGTAAAACTTGATATATCGTCTGAAGAAGATGAACCACCAATATATGTTTCTACCTTTACCCATCCAAAAGAATTAACTTCTAGGCTAGATGATCCAAACTGGCTTGCGCTTCCAGATGCGGATATGTTAGCCACAATTGGATAGTCTTTATTTGTCTTGACATATGTGATAATTTTAAATGCAGCACTAGTAGCAGATGGTGTAACAGTATATGTTATTTTATCTTCATTATCTACCATCTGATATTTTTTAGTTGTAAAGCCTGCCTTAGCATCTGATCCAGTTACATTTGTTAATGATGTAGATGTTGTTAAATTATTCTGAATTGCACCATTTCCAGCTACCGTCGCATAAGGAGGATTAAATATATTTTGATTCCACTCAGCAGATACTGCTGGTGACATTTTTATTGATCTGGAATCAGAGAAAATAGAAGAACTAACATTGGAAAGCATTAGATCTCCGTAAACTCTAGAGTGATATCTAGGAAGTCCGTTACAGGGTTTCTCTTTCTAATTGTTTTTGAAAATCCAGTCATGAACACCTGATATGTCTTTTCTCCTGTTGAAGCAGAGACATATGTATTATCTGCTGGTACCGCCCCCGTTGATGGATCTGTGTGTTTTGCAGCAATTATTTTAAGATAAATCGGTATGCCAACGTTTGCATTATAAAATGATTGCATCCAAGATCCTGCATAATTTGCATCAACTATAGTAAACTTAGCATCATTTGTTGCATTACCAGTGCTAGCTGGCTTAGATGGTAAAAAATCCCATGATACAGAAATAACATCTTTCTTAGCAACAACAAATTTTCTTAAAGTTCCATTTGCCATTCTTGATTCTTTTTCTATCAATAATGGAGAAATATCAATCTCTCTTCTATTGTGATCTGTTAATTTATACCAAGTAGTTCCATTAATAGAAACATGAACTCCAGATTGTAGTGCGTATGCCATTATAGTGGTATCCTATTTGTCTTATTCATTTTGCTATCTATAAGCTTTATCTTTGCCAATACCTTGGTTGAAATTTCTTCAGCATTAGATCCAGTAACGTTCATTGTTACATTATACACGGAACTAGATCCCGTTACAGCTGCTGTATTTCTTGGCCCAGTTGCTCCAAATCCAACATTTGGTGTTTTGGGCAAGGCAGCAATATCTCCATAACTTCCTGTACGCAACTTCTTTAATAGCTTTCGATCTACAGGTGCTAACTTCTTTGTATTTGCAACAATTCCACTTCTTTCTTGTGCCTGATCAATTATTCTATCCATTTGAACAATTCTGCTTTCACGAGCAAATTTAGCTCCTTCTAGCATTGATTGTTGCTGCAAACTTGCTGCCTCTAAATAATCCCCAGTCATTTTAGCTTTAGCAGCTTGGTTAATAAGGCTAATTTGTTTCATTTGATATTGATTTTGTCTATCTAATTCATCATTTACTTCCTTTAGCGCATCACGCTTTTTATTTAAAAGTCTTATTTCTTTTTCGTATGGATTGATAAATTTGCCAGTGCCACCAGTACTACCGCCCTTACTGCCAGTATCTGTGTCAAGATTTCCTTTTTGAAGAACTTTTGCTGCATCTTTTTCTGCTTTTTTAGCAGCTGCTAAATCTTTTTTGGCCTGTGCAAGCTGTCTAGCAAGTGCGCCAGGAACACGAGGTTTTCCTTTAATAAGTTTTGTAATTCTGTCTACTTCTGCCTGAGCTGCTGCAGCTGTTAACATACCAGCTCCGCCAGTACTTAGTCCAGATTCTCCAATAATTTTTAGTGAAACTGTATAGGTTTTTCCATTAATCTTATCTAGCACATCTGGAATTTTTGCTAAATCTAAAAGTGTTAAGCTGCCCTTTGCAAACCCCATATAAATGTCTATTTGTGCATTTTTATCAATTTTAGACAATGAATCTGATATCTTTTTAAATAATTCTGGATTTGTTTTCTTAAGTGCTCCTAAAGCTTGATTTCCTAAATCTTTAATTGCGGAAGATGCTAACTCTCCAGATGAATCTATTTTATTTAATTCTTTTACAAGTTTAACTGTTGAAGATTCAAGATTATCAAAATTATCAAATGATACAGCAAAAGCAGCATCGTACTCCTCTTTACTTATTTTTCCATCAGCGTATTCTGCATTCAACAGTGCAAGAGATTCTTTTTCTTGTGTAAATGCAGCAGATACTTGTACGCTTGCTGATTGTACCTGATCTTGTAATTTTTTAAATTCTGATAAAACATCTGTTGTTGGTAAGCTGAAATATCCAGCTGTTCCTCTTTTTGATGTTGGATTTAAGAATCTTGCAGCCTGTTTAGCTGCCCCCATAATATTTCCACCAATGCCACCAGAGTATGACCTGTTGATTAATTCTTGTGCTCCTGCAGCCTTTTTTAATGACTGGTAATCAAACTTTGTGCCTAAAATAGTTCCTGCAGTTTTTGGTAATTGTATTTTGCCAAGTTTATCTATTCCAGTAGCAATTGATTCAATTTTTCTTGTAGAGTCTCCTTGCAAAAATTCCATCCTTGCTTTTACTGTTAATGGAGTTTTTGTAATATCTTGCCCATTTGGTGCAAGCAGTGTTTGAATTTTTGCTTTAAGCTCTACTTGGTCTGCACCTATTAAATCTGCTGCTGCCTTTATATTTGCGGCAATATCTGCTGGTCCGAAACCAAAAATTGCTGCTCTTTGTGCAACATCTATTGCAGCTGCCTGCACTCCTGCCTCTGGACTACGCATTGCTGCAGTATTTATTACTTGAGTAGCTCTATTTCCTTTTTGTCCATAAAATTCTGCAAATCTTTTTACTGCTTCTCCACTTGCAGATATTAGTTGTCTATTATTTCTGCTAAATTCTCTAGCACTTGGTAGTGCCCTTCCAGTAAATTCTGCATACTCTTCTATTGCTTTTGCGCTACCATATCTTGCTTCTGCCTCCATTTTTGCAGCATCTGCAATTTCTTCAGCTGCTTTGATTGAAGACTTATTAAATAAATAGATTCCAGCTGCTGCTGCAATAAGAAGCGTTGGCCATCCACCTAAAATTCTAGTGATCATTCCTAGAGCTTGTAAACCAAATACAACTGGCATTATAGATTGTGCCATTTGTCCAAGTTTTCCTGGAAGCATTGATAGTCCAAACAATAATCCAGATAAACCAAATCCTCCACCAGCACCAGCAGCACGACCTACACCACGACCAACAGCTCCTTTGACTTTACCAAATCTTTTCTTTCTTTCTTGTGGTTGTTCTGGAAATGAGGGCATACCCAAAAATACTGGCCCTCTGCCTGCGTTAGAAGCCATATTTGCAACCTTTGATCCAGATACTCTAGTAGCATCTGCAATCTCTTGCTCTGTAAATGGCCTTCCAGTTCTTGGATTAATTAGTGCAGTTGCAGCAGATGATGTGCCTCCAGCAACGTTCATTGCTTTAATTCTGGCCTGTTGATATGCCCTTCCATCACTAGCACCGTCTTTAGCGGCTAGTGGATGTGGGCTTCTTCTATCTCTTGACTGCTCATAAATATCTGTGGTACTTTTTTCTATTGCTTCTTGATATGTTTTAGCATCTTTTTGTGCTCTTAATGCTACTGCCGATCTTATTTCTGTTGAGCTATATGTGCCTGCTGCTAAACCACTCTTAGCCTGTATAGCAGCAATCATTCTAGATCTTTCTTCTGGGGTAACTGCGCCTGGTGCTACTGCTCCACCACTCATTGGCATTACTGGACCAAGCATTCTCGCATCATTAAGATGTGCATATGAAGTTTTAAGATTTGCTAAATCTGGTTTATCTTTAGTTAAAAATCCAAACATACCTTGTACTCTGCCTTGGAAAGGTGAGTTTTTTAATCTTCTAAATGAGGTTTCTGATGCATGGTCACCTTCTTTAATAGATGGTGCTCTGATTTCACCATATGTTCCTCCCATTTCAGCAACTGTTGGGAACATTCCATGTTTTTCCATTGCCTCTGCAGCAAAAGCAGCCTTGCTACTAGCATTTCTCATTCTTCCAAAAATATTATCCAAATCATCTCTAGAATTATCAAGAATTCTATTCATTGTTACTGTACTATTTTCTACACCACCAAGATTTTTTGCCGATGTTCTTAAAGTGCTTGCTATTTCTTCAGCATATCCAGATAATTCATTAGCATATTCTTGTCTAACAACATCTGTCATGCTTCTTCTTGTTTCTACCCCTGCACCTTGGCCTAAAGTAAATGATCCTCCAGCTAGTGCAGATAGCAAAGATAAAATAAATCCATCGTCTGCAGCAGCAGTGCCTGGTGTTCCTGCAAAAAATGACGAAGACATACCCAATCTACTTGAGCTTGTGTTTCCTGGAGCTGGAAGACCAAGACCGCTATAAACAACAGACTGACCACCAGTCATTGAAACTCTTCCAGACCTACTATTTTGATATCCTGGAATATTATCTGCAATAATTCCCTGTACTAATGGAGCATATTTCTTATTCATTGCTGTAGAAATAATTGCTTCGCCTGGAGATACCATAGCAGGAACTATGTCGCCAGCTCCTTTTGGTCCAGGGACACTCATAATTCCATTTGCATATCCCTTTGCTTTAAATCCTGGAGCCATCATTCCTGGGAATCTTGTAGCAGAAGTATTTTGTGCAGCAATCATTCTTTGATATTCTGCTATAAGTTGTCTTACTGCAACAGCTTCTCCAGTAAATGCCTGCTGTAATCTCATGTGTGATTGTTCAAGAGATGCTGCTGCGGCTACTGCATTTTGTTGTTCTACAGTCAAATACTGCGTTTGTTCTCCTAAGATCTTTGACTGACCTGTTAATCTTAAAAATCCATTTCTAAGAAGATTTAGCCCCTTAATGCCATTGGCAACAAAGTTTGCAAGCAGACCTATTGTCATAAGAAGAACTGGTGCTAGTCCACCCAAATATAATGTAACTTTTGCTATTGCTTTTTTTGTAGAGTCTGGCAAACTATTAAACCACTGTAAAAGACCATTTAATTTATCTAGTAAAGGAGTTACAATTTGTAAAAATACTTCTCCAACTGGAGCCAGCGATAACTTTAATTGCTCAACAGAAGAACGGAATTTGTTCATTGCACTATCTGCAGTTAATCCTAATTCTTTTTCAGCAAGGGAGGCTAGCTCTTCCATAGACGCTGAGGCAAGATCAAGGACACGAGATGCCTGATTTCCATCACGAATTACGTTGTCAAACAATGCAGACAAACGTGCCTGTTGGAACTTACCAAATAACTGTTCAATTGCTCTCTGTCTCTGAAGATTAGAAAGTCCGTCTAATGCTTTAGCAAATTCAATAACTGTTGCTTTAAGATTTCCAACATTGCTTTCTACAATTCTATCAATATCAATGCCCATAGCACTGAGCATTCCTTTTGCTTTATCTGTTGGATTAATAAGTGATGCAAGACCAGACTTTAGAGCGTTTGCACCTTCTGCTGCATTTATACCGCCCTCTTTCATGGCTGCCATAAAGAACGCTAAATCTTTTACATCTCCACCAAGCTCACGAACAATTGGTGCGGCTTTTGGAATAGCTGTTGTAATATCATCAAGAGAAACAACAGTTTGGTTTTCAACTGCGTTTAAAAAGTTAATAGCATCTGCTAGTTCAGTAGAAGCAATTCTAAAAGCATTTTGCAATGAGATAGTTGTTTCAAGCGCTCTCTGTTGTTCAACTTGTCCTAGAACTTGAAGTCTTGTTGCTTGTGTTACTTGTGCTTGTAAGTCTGCTCCAGAAAAACCAGCTGCTGCTGCTTCTGCTGCTAATCCAACGGTATCTGCTACAGCAATTCCATACTTAGTAAATTCTTGACCAAGCATCTGTATAGATTCAAGTGCAAACTGTGTTTCTTCTGGTGCAGTAAATAAATCTCCATATACCTTCTTAAATTTAATTGCTGCTGTTTCCATTTGCATAAATGTTTTTGTTGCAACTGCGCCAAGCCCCATTAGTGGAATTGTAAAACCAACCATAAGCTGACGACCAGCCCATTGTGTATTCTTACCAAAATTTAAAAGATTAGTTGATCCTTGTTTAACAAGCTGATTAAATATAGCTTGTCTTTGTGCAGCCAACTGCGTTTGTGTGGTTAGATTAGTCATATCAAGTTTAGTTGGCATAACTGCAATTGCCTTCATAGCGCCAGTTGCGTCACGGCCCATCTTGATATATTGTGTCTGTAGCCTCTTTACATTTTCTACGGCTACCTTATTTACTGTATCTAATTCAGAAGAAAACATCCTACCAAATGTTTTGGTGGATGCCATGGAATATCTGAAGTATTCCCGCATAGAAAATTTATTACGTTCTAAAGAATCTGTAAAATTTTCAGCAGTTGTTTTTACTGTTCGTAACTCTGCAGAAAAACCTCTAATAGCGCTTACACCATTAATAAAGTTCTTCTGCAGATCACGTTGTGCTAATGCAGCTGCATCGCTGCTTTTTGCAACTGAGGTGTGAAATCTAGATATTTCTCTTTGTAGAGCTTTAAGCTGTGCTAATGCACCAGACGTATCTATATTTACGTTAATCTCGGCATTTACATCAGCCAATTACTTCACCTCATCTTAAATTGTATTACTCGGCAGGAGAAATTACATCTGGCATACCGCCAAGCGTAACACCCGATGCTGCTTCAACGATCTTGTAAACTGTTGGAAGATCCAATAGCTCTTCAAGTTTTTCTAGATCTTCTGCAATTTCAGGATTGTATTGCTTCATTGCAATTTGAGCACACTCCACAAGAAGAGTCATAGACTTTTCGTTATCTTCAGCCACTGCCGCAACACCTTCAAACTTCTTCAAAAACGGACGAAGAAGTGATATTTTTAGAGGACGAACCTTAATCTCTGTTCCATCAATTAGAGTAAGAGTCTTTTCCTCATGTATAGTTGTTGCCATTATTTTCCTCCCATATAGGCTAGTATAAATTATATCATAGGGGGGCTATCTTAAATCCTCATAATCTAAACCCATTCCAATACCAAATCCTGCTTTTACTGCATTTTGTCCTTGTAAAGCAAGTATGTCCTTACTATCAGTTGTTTGTCCCTTGCTAAATACCCTTGCCTTTAAATCTTCCCATTCTTTTTGTCCACGATCTTGATTTTTATCTATATCTACACCCTGTATTGCTGCTAAAAACTTCTTTTCTTCATAATCCAATTCTCTTCTTCCAGATATAATAGCCATTAGTTCTGGCATAGATATATGAGATTCTAGATCATCATAGTTTTTCCAAATACCCAGCGTAAATACCTCTGATTCTAGCTTTACTAAATCTATATCTTCCCAAGAATTTTTGGACTTATTATTTTCTACTTGCTGCTTAACTGTTTCTTCAGACTCTTCTGTTATTTTTATACCGCCTGCGATTTCTAATATTTCATGTATTGTGGGCATATCAATTGCGTTTTCTATATCGGATGTAGATGTTGATAATTCTGGGCGGTACTGCTTCATTGCAATTCTTACACATTCAAGCAATAACAATATAGAATCGTCATCATTCTCAGTTTTATTAATCAATGCAAAAGTATCCATAAATTCACGCAGATACTTTATTTTTAATGGCGATATTTCTATCTCTGTGCCATCAAACAAATAAATATTTTTAGTTGAATATACTTTAGTAGCCATAATACCCCGAATACTATTTTATCATATAAGAAAGCCCACCCCGAAGGGTGGGCCTCTTTAGTGCTAAATAATTTTAAATTATTAAGCTCCAGTAATTGTACGATCTACGATCTTACCATAAGATCCCGAAGAATCTTCTGGTAGAAGACGGAATGAAACTTCAAACATTGAAGCTTCGTCACGCTTTGCCGAGACTGTTACATTTTCAATAGATAGAGCACGATATGCTGTATAAACACGCTCAACAGAGTCAGAGTTTACGCAGTCACCAGTTCCTGGTCCTACTGCAACGATACCACGTTCAACTGGACATTCGCCAATGTTACCTGCGGAAAGGTTAAGAACCCGTCCAGCAGATGTTGACTTTGTTCCTGTCAAATCAGAACCGCTGAAAGCAAGAGCCAAAAGAAGATTTTCAAGTGTAGCCTCAGCAAACGCTGTTGCGAGATTTACCTGCATACCTTGCTTGTATAGCTTAGCAACGTCAAGAACCTGATCAACTGCAACCTCACCGAAATCAGGTTGGAATTGTAGTTCAAGACCATTCATGGTATAACCTACATTTGTATAATCTTCAGCGCCAGAAAGAGTTTCCTTGAATGATTCTGTAGCGTCAAATGCCTCCAGTGTTGCTGGAGTTAGGGTTGTATCTGCTATGAAAAGAGCAGCAGCACCAACGATAATATTGTTGGACGTACCACGTTCATATGCCATTTTTCACCTCTACTTTCAATAAGTATTTATTAAGTTTTGGGCGGGTTTCCTCAGATATAAGTATAACAGATTTTTATACGGTGATTTTATCGTCACCAGTGAGCTTTGGCTCTGGAGACCATAGATTTGAGGTCAACTCAGGCATCTGATGATAATCAAAATCTATAATAATCTTATTTCCAGCATACGTTCTGGCTGTTCCAAAATCTATAATATCTCTGGTTTCCTCTAACTGGTATACCCTGAAATTATGGAAATAGAAAACATTATCGACCAATCCAGCGTCGTCTAGATCTACCCTGCGATTTGAGCACCAGCTATTTATTTCTTCTGCTGATTCATCAAAACGGTCTAACAGTCTATATATAATCTCTGTAACCTGAATCATATTTGTAATAGAGTTTTCTTGAGTAGCATAAAAATAATATAATAGTTGTTCGCACTTTATATGTGGAAAAGATTTTCTGTTCATTTTAAACATACGGTCATATGTTGCCATTACCCCATTATTTTCTACAAATGACTGTGTTAGGTTATCTATTGTAGATGGAGCAGTTGGAAAAAATGGAACACTATCAAATCCAAAATCAGCAAGCTTAGATTGTAAATATTTGTTTATCCATAAAACTGGAGTATTGAGTGGTGTATCGTTAGCCATTTGTTCTTGCTCCTACATTAGTAATCCATGAATAACCTGTTGATATTCCAACTTGTCTACCGCCAGATTTTCCTTTTTGTAAATTTCTTTTATATAATACTGGATTCTTAAAATACTCTGCCACTCCACTTGTTCTTAAAAATGCCTGTGTAAAATACCTGCTAAAAAATAAATCAACTGTTCTTTCAAATGAGCCTTGTACTTGTGCGCCACCTGGATTTAAAACCTCTACTGGAGATTTTGTAAATACAGTTTCTCCATTTTGCTCAAATGCTAAAACAGTAGATCTTTTTGGAGTAATAACTACTGGAATTCCTTCTTCCATAATTTTTGCCTTATTATAAAATGGAACAGACGAACCTTGCTTTATACTATTAGATTGTCTAAAAGAAGAAGAGAACGATAGCCCAAGATTACTAACGGTATAATTAATATCAAATAATCTTGCATCTGGACTACCCACTCTTGACCACTCATAAACGTGGTGAAGCATTTGAGGATTAGATCTTGCATTTGCATCTATAAATGCCTCTAGTATCTTCTTTGCTCCTTCGCCCAGATTTCCTAAAAATACTCTTTTGCCCTTTTTAATGCCGTCTAAAAATCCAAGAGAATACTGAACAACATTATTCATATCACTAATAAATTTAGATTGATTTAATTTAACGGATATCATAGGTCTGATGCCTGATTCTCTGATCTACGAACAACAAGTTTATAATACTCTACCTCTCCAAATGGACCAACAATTGGTTCGTTGGATGCTATTTCAAAAATAGTAGATCGGCCAGAACGAGGTCCAGCAGTCTCTAAATATACGGGTGTTTCTGAATGTGTTCTTATGTTTGTAATCACTACATTGGTTATAGATTCTCTAGAATAGCTTGATCCAATTCTTACATCATTTTTTGTTCTACCCAGCAAATTTACATCAAGATTAATTTTTGGATTTGGCTTAACCTCTTCCTGTCCAGAAGTACCGACTGGAGCAAAACTGCAGGTTATAACTCTATCCAAAACCCATTTCTTTTGAACATTTCCATAAGCTCCTTGCTCAACAATGGGATAAAATACATCAGCTTTAAGCGGATATAAAAAATCTGTTTCTAAGCAAGAGTCTACCATTATAATACTCCTGGTTTGCCAATATTGGTTATATACCTATCTAGAATTTTATCAACCAAAAGATTTCCTGTTCCCTCAAACAATCCCTTATCAAATTGAAGGCGGTATTGATCTGTAGAATAATTTGATACATATCTCTTATAGTAGTCAAGCTTTCCACACTTAATATCATTAATTAACATTGTTATAGCATCTTTAATATCAATTGGCACTACTCTATATCCTGTTTCAAGTAGAAATATATAATCCATACCCTCGCCAAAAACAACTCCAGGCTGAACGGTTAGCGTATTTCCGCTATCTTGTGTATCAAACATAAATATAGAATCAGATGCTGCTAAAGCCATTCTTGGCGGCTTGCGTTCTGATCTATTCATAGAATCTACTGCTGCAACTGGATCTTTTGTAATTGCAGTTTTGTCTTTTGTAATTAAATAATTCCAACTGCCCAGTGCTGGACCATCTTCATCATCAACATCATAAACTAATTCTGCATTTTCGTATACTTTTAATATTTTATAAGGACGAACCCATAAAGGAAGATAGTCTGTTCCTTGTCCGACTGTTTCTACATAACTTGTTTTATAATAAAATCCGCCAGGAACTTGAGAATCTATAATTGCCCTAGCAAGTAACTCATATTCTTTATATTCTTTAATTTCGCTTGCCGTAGTTCCAAGGGTGTTTGGATTAACATAAGGTCTTTCAATGTTTAAATTATCTTCAATTACCAAGTCACCCATTTCACTTTCTGGGTATTCGTAAATTTCTAGATGATAAAACCCATCATATTTTGAAAAATATTCTGGTAATTCAAATGTAAGAACTGATCCAGATGTGGAGGTTACTACCTCATCAACACGAGATATATCTCTATCAGAATCTCTAATTACTAATAAATAGTCAGTTGAAGCAGACTCAACATTATAAGATATCGATAATGGATATGGTGGAAGTCTCAGTATATTCATTTCTTATTTTTACCGTAAAATTTTGCTACTTCGTCAGGTGTCGCTATGCGTACATCTTTACGAAACAACCACTTTTCGGAATCCTCCTTAGATACTATGTTATAGCCTCTTTCAAGGTCCCCCACGCCATTCCAATGAAGATTTTTTTCTGAATAAAGAGCAACTCTCTCTGCTGGCTGATCTTTTTTCTTCATTGCTTGTTCTGGTCTTGGAATAAAGGAAAAAATTACTTCTAATATTTCTACCTTTGTGCTTACTCCAAACAAATCTATGTTATTTTTCTTTGCGTATGCTTTTAATTGTGGCACTGTTTTCTTTTTTAAATCTTCTACTAATTCTACTGACATTATTATTCCTCCACTGCTATTATATCAGAATGTGAATAAGGAGGGTAGTTTTTACGCTACCCTCCTTTTCGGTACTGCTATTTAGTTATTACTCATCAGCTGCTGCATCTGCATAAGCAACTGCATCAAGCTCTTCCCATTGTAGACCAAAGCGGACGAATACTGTGTACTCAATTGTATCCTTCTTTGGCTTGTACTCACGGTTTACCGTGATATCACGCTGGAAGCCCCAAACACGGTTTGAAGGGAATGTCAAGTCGACATAACCTGCTGGGTAGTAAGGTACTTCCATAACGTCAACACCGAGAACACGTGTTGTACGTGCTCCACCAAGTGTTTGACCAACACCATCAAGATAGTTTTGACGGTTAGCCTGTGTGCTGCCTGGAGTCATTCCAGCAATTGCTTCTGCTACTGCGTCAGCAAGTGTACCGTTGTTTGTAACGATACCCTGGAATGCATCTGTACCTGCATAGAACTTAAGATTGCTCTTAATTGCACGATACTTACGTGGCATTGCAAGGATAATATCCTGCATTACTGCTGGAGTCCAAGCATTATCAGCAACAGTCACTACTGATTCGTGAGCAGCGGTGCCAGTTGTAACCCTCTTAACGAAACCTTGCATAATTGAAAGGAAATTGCCTGTTGAAGCATCACCATTGATAGCGAGATCTTCGATATCATTAGCAAATGCGTTTGTCATAAGACGAACGAGATGATCTTCAAGAGCACCTCCTTCAATATTGTCTTCTAAAGACTCAGTAGAAACTTCCCAATCAAGACGAATCTTTTTGGTTGTTAGTTCTACCTTGGTAAATGTTGCGCCAGCATTTGTGTAAGTGTTATCAGCTTGAGCTGCTGCACGGATTACACGCTCACCTACGTTGACCTTTTCGATCTCCATAGTGTTTGCTCGCATTGTAACTCTACGACCATCTTTGGCGAGAACTGTTGCATCCCACACATAGTCGATGAAGCGGCGAGCCTGTTCTGGTGCTAAAATACCACCAGGTGTACCAGTTGGGCTTACTGCATTTGGTCCGCTTGTTACACCAAAGTTTGCTGTAGCAACGTTACCGAGTGAAGCCGCTGGAGAAAGATTACCTGAAGGACCTGTTGTTGTTGCACTTCCAACGCCACCTGATGCAAATGCACCCTGTCCGTCGTGATTGTGTGCCTCAGTAGTTCCTGGGTAATTCTTTACGATTTCTTGTTCCGACATATTGTTCACCTCCTAGTGAATATACCTTAATTAAATAGGTCGGCTGTTTTGAGGAAACGTCCGCCCCATAGGGATTTTTGAGCTTTCATTTCTGGAAGCTCCTGCACGATCTCGCCTAGATCGCCAGATTTGCGGAAAGCAGTATCTTGCTCTACGGCATCTACTCGCTTTCCAAACTCATTAAAAGAACCCTTTACTTGGCTTACCTCATTTGCTACAGACTTTACTTCACCTGTAACTGTTTCAAGGGACTTTGTTATTGCATCAACGTTAGCCTGAAGTGACTTAACTGTTTCTGCTAGACTGCTCAAGGCATTAGTTAGAGAATCTTTAATATCAGCTACACCTTTAGCAATTTCTGCTGCTGTGCTTTCAACTGCATCTTCAGTCTTCTCTACGGTTTCTTCTGCAGAAGGAGCAACTTCTTCAGACTTAGCGATTGCTGGTTCTGCAACAGCCGCTTCAGTAATTGCTTCTGCCTCTGCTACAACTTCTGTAGCCTCTGGAGCAACCTCAACATTTTCAACAACTGCATCTTCAGACTTTACTAAAGTCTCTTCAGCAGTATTTGTTTCTTCTGTCATAGGATTTTCCTCCTTTGTAATCTTAATTGTCCTAATGCCTTTTGCACTATCAACTAAGAACTTTATTTTATCTGTATTATCTGAATCAGATTTTTCTACAAAGCCAATGTTTTGCATAGGTTTTCCAGAATGTGGGCTTGATTCAGTTTCTGAAGATGATATTAAAACAATATCATTATCTTCATCCCAAAAAACATTCTCAATTTCTGCCTTTGCTAAAAATCCACCAAGTTGTCCTTTTTCAATTGAAATTACATTTGCAAATTGATTTGCTGGATTATCTACCAAAGACAGTTCATGAAGATCATATTCTTTAATTACTCGTACCGCTTTTTCTAATTCTTCATTATAGGAATCATCAAACTTCTTTATATTCCCGCCAATTGAAAAACCAGTTAATGTACCATCTAAAACTTTTTCCCATGTATCTTGTGCGCCTTTTGAAATATATGCAGAAACATATACTCCGCTATAAAACTTTTTTGTGCTTGGATCAAAATAACGATCTTCTTTAAATGAAACTACCTTACCAACAGCAGTTGGCTGATGCATTTCACGCAGGTTTCCACGGAACTTCTTAAAAGCGGTTATACTTGCTTCAGTAGTAACGATATCGCTCTGCTTGTCAATGTTGTCAAGAGTGGCAAAACCAGATACGATTCTGCGCTCCTGATCGATCTTGCCGATAGGCATAGAAAAGCGAACATTGTCGCCATCAGTAGTCCATTGTGCTTTATTTATATTCATGGCAGAATAATTATATCATTCCTTTATAATACCCTGTGGATATTACTGTGTAGAACGACCCTCTCCTTGTGGATTACGACCAGAAATTGTGGATAAAGAGTCTGAGTTATTATTTGTTCTTTCGGCATCTCTTTCTCTGTTACCCGCCAAGTTTGCCCTAGCATCTGTGGCTTGTCTTGGGGACATGACAAATGGGGCATCTCCATCTGAGCGCTGTGGAAGATCAAGCTTCTCACGTGCTTCATTCGGAGTCATAACCTGAGTTTTAACATAGCGTTCCAAAATCTGAGACTGTGCTATTTCGTCTGTAAGTGTCAGCTCATTAAACCTAAGTTCTAAAATATCAGTCTTTTCTTTAATAATCTTATTTACGATCTTCTCAAGATATCTTTGTGCTGGACGAGAAACCTGTTCTTTAAATGTACGGTCCTGTGCCAAAGCAGCAGCGATAGCAGCAGAGTCTGCTCCACCTAACTTAGAAATAGGGACTTGATGAGCAATCAAAATATCATCACGATTTTGTTTACGATACTCCTTAAATGAGCCTTCTTGAATACCGTTTTCAATTGGCTCCATTTTAAATTCAACCTTATTATTTTCTGTATCTCCAGGAAGTGGGATGTAAAGTGTTCTGTGAGATTGAGACTTTAGTCCTGTCTGTAAAAATCTAAACATCTTGTCTTCTGCATCAGCAGATAACTTAGCACCTTTTACTGTAATTACATATCTTGGTACCGCCTTATTTTCAAAATAATCAATGTTATATTGTGAGGCAAGTTGGTCTCCAATTAGAGATGGCATGGCAGCAAGAATATCTGGAATACCATAAAATGTATTTAGTGGAGAGTATTGCTTAAGATGAATAATCTCATTTGGACGTGGATCATCTGTTACTGGATTTGGATTTTTACCGCCAAAGTTTCTAAAGTAAACAAGTTTCTGTCCAATAATTTGTAGATATCCATCACGCAAACGGCGTACACGCACTGTTGTAGCTGGTATATGACCGATATAGCCTATTTCTCCAGATACTGTACGTCCTACCTCAATGAAGCCATTTCCAGTGGCTTGTAGGTCTGTATAAACCTTTTCCATAATGGTTGTAAATGAATCATCATCATTGAGTGATTCCACCCAATCACGTAGTTCAATCTTTGCTCTTTCAATTCTATTTCTTGCACGATCAACTTTTCCTTGATCTTCTGTAAGTTCAAAACTAAGCATTGTACGATCTGTAATATCAAAACGGTATCCAAGACCAACAACATTTTCTACCTTTGCATCAATAGCAGCATGATTAGCAAAGTTTGTATCATAGAAATTTGCTAGCTCATACATGTTGTATGGTGGTGTAATTACATCAAATAATCCATAACCATTTCTATATACCGTTCCAGGATTAATAGCCTTTGATCCTGAGTTTTGTCCGTATGGGGTTGCATTAGCTGCATCAAGATATGCAGGATTTTCTGTCGCTACCGCTTTATTTAAATTCCGTGCTGCTCTACGTTTAAAATTATTGTCTATGCCAGAAAAATTCTTTAAATCATCCCATGATTTATTAAATGGATCATGCGATAAAAACGCATTATCTTTTTCTGGTTGTGTATTTAAACTTGCTTGTATATAATCAAAATCAGCCATTTTCGTAGGCATCCTTTCCATAGGTTTTTAATGTTTGCTGTGCAGCATGAATAGCACCTAAATCATTCATTGATGGAAGAAGTCCATCCTTAAATCTATCCATTTGCTCAGAATGCTCTTCATCTGAAACTCTTGTAAGACCTGGAACGAATACGGCTTCTCCGTCGCCTTCATCGCCATAATATTTTGCTGCTTGTTTTAGTTCTGAAATCTTTGTAAGATCCCCACGAACTGCAGGTATGTTTAAAATATTACCTTCTCCATCTGTAAACCATTTACCATTTGACTTTTTATAAACATATAGCCCCCAATTATATTTTTTTTCAATAACCTGACGGCGGACATTTTTG